GGTAACGAAGGCGAACGCAATCAAAGCCAAGTTATCTGTAAGTTATTAACGCTAGTGCGAGAGCAAACAAGGAAGGAGTGTTTAAATGGTTAAGCCTAGTCTTGAACAGCAGTTACGGGAGAAAATCCCGACTCTTGATTATAAAATTACGGATGACTTTGTTGGCGTGTTTGATGGCGTGTTCCCCGCCGAGTACTGCCAAAACTGGATCAAGTACTTTGACAAGATAGATTCAGCAGGGATGTCGTATTCCCGAGTGCAGGGCATGGATCGTCCGTCTCATGTTAATAAGGATCAGGCTGTAGACTTTCCGAATTGCTCGATCTATACGAACGATGAACTCCGAATTGAGTGTGGCGATTTTAATACAGGTTTTTGGAGTATCTGTTACCCACTTTATGCAGAGAAGTATTCAATCCTGCAAACGTCAGACCCGCACAAGATTTACACAATTAAAATTCAAAAGACTGTGCCGGGTGGTGGGTATCACATTTGGCACGCCGAAGACACCGCCAGAATGCAGCGTAGCCGAGTGTTGGTGTTCACCCTTTACTTAAATGACGTCGATGACGGTGGTGAGACGGAATTTTTGTATTTGAGCAAACGAGTTCAGCCCAAGACCGGACGTTTGCTTCTATGGCCAGCCGGGTTCACGCATACCCATCGCGGCAATCCCCCGTTGAAAGGTGACAAGTACATCATCACGGGATGGGTGGAGTTTTGATTAGATGGAGAATGGGTATAAAAAACCGTCTAGGTTTAACTTGGTGCTTTCGTTTGAGCAATACAAAATCTTGATGGAGCGCAAACGAGAGGCTAGAGAGAACCATGACAGAGTGCGTTACAAAGACCTAGAGAAAGCGTGGGGCATAAAGCACCACCATATGGCATCAGCAGTTCATCGTGGGATAAAAGAGTATGACTACAGAATCGAAATTGAAAACGGTGGTAGACAATATATCCCCACCCGGATCGTGGAAAGACGAGTTGAACGCCGCCCCTTGGGGATATGGCCAGAGTCAGCAATCCCTAGTCGAACGATCCTTACAGAACATACGGAGAGCGGGACTGTCAGACGAGGCTACAGTCCTTTCATTAGAGCTTCTTACTTTGAGGAATGAATTGGAGTATTTACGTGGAAATCGAAGATGATATTCTTGATCTGATTCAGGCACTACCTGCCAACATCAACGACGCATCGACGACAACAGAGATGAAGTTCTTGACGGTTGGCAGTGTACTGTGGGCGTGTCGGGATGAGATTATTTATTTACGTCGAGAGGTAGCGAGGTTGAAAGATGTCAGTCGTCGTAAAAGAAAGAAGGTGTACGGAGTGCAAGCGGAAATTCGTTAGTCCGGAGTCGTTCCGGTCGCACAAGTACAGATTTGGCGAGTGCCGCTCAGTCGAGGCGTTGGCGGCAATAGGGTTCGTAGAGACAGCAAAAGGGTGGAAATATGTCATTCGTAACACTCGACTTTGAGACGTACTATTCGCATCAGTTCAGTCTTAGTCGCATGACCACGGAAGAATACATCCGTAGTCCGTTGTTTGAAGTCGTCGGTGTAGCGATGAAGATTGACGATGACGAGACGCAGTGGTTTAGCGGAACCAAGGATGAAATCAAAGCGTGGCTGAATCAAGTTGATTGGGGTACGTCAGCCCTGCTGTGCCACAACACGCAGTTTGATGGGGGGATTCTCTCCTTCATTTTCGACATTGTTCCTGCCTACTACTTCGACACCCTGTGCATGGCTCGGGCTAAGCATGGCGTTGATGTAAGCGGATCTCTGGCGAATCTGGTTAAGAGGTATAACTTAGGTGAGAAAGGTACGGAAGTCGTCGATGCCCTTGGGAAGCGTCGGCAAGACTTTGCTCCTGCTGATCTGCATCGTTATGGGGATTATTGCATTAACGATGTCAATCTTACTTACAAGTTGTTCAACCTTTTTATCGAGGATTACTTCCCGCAAGAAGAACTCGATCTGATCGACATGACCTTGCGGATGTACACCATCCCGACCCTGACGGTGGACGATGCGTTGCTGGTTGAGCGACTTGAAGAGATCAAGCAGGAGAAGAACGAACTCTTGGCGGGATTGAAAGGGGTACTAGACGTTGGGAGTGAGGAAGAGGTTCGGGCGAAGTTAGCAAGCAACCCGCAATTCGCTGCCATCCTGAAGGAACTCGGCATCCCTGTGCCGATGAAGATTAGTCCAACAACCGGTAAGGAAACGTTTGCACTTGCTAAAAACGACGAAGGGTTTATTGAACTCTTAGAACACGAAGACCCGCTGATTCAGCAACTCTGCTCTGTCCGGTTGGGTACAAAGTCCACCATCGAGGAGTCACGCATCGAGCGGTTTATTGGGATCGGTGCGCGGAACGGTGGCAAGGTTCCAATCCCGTTGAAGTATTACGGGGCGCACACAGGGCGTTGGGCGGGGTCGGACTCGGTTAATTTCCAGAACCTGCCAAGCCGTGATAAGAAAAAGAAAACGCTGAAGAAGTCGATCATGGCCCCCGCAGGCAATGTAATTATCAACTGTGACTCTTCTCAGATTGAGGCGCGTGTACTCGCATGGCTGGCTGGACAGGATGATGTCACCGCACAGTTCGCCAAGGGCGAGGATGTGTACTCGATCTTCGCAACCAAGATCTACAAGAAGCCCATTAGCAAGGCTGATCCGGTCGAGCGGTTCGTCGGCAAGACCTGCATCCTTGGACTGGGCTATGGCACAGGGGCTAAGAAGTTACAGCACACATTGAAGACGCAGCCTCCGGGGGCTGACCTGCCTGAAGACGAATGCAAACGTATCGTGAATCTGTACCGTGACTCCAACCACATGATCACGGACTTATGGCGAGATTGCGACAGTGCGCTACCGCACTTATCGTCATGGCCTGATAATTTAAAGTCTTACCCGATAGGCAAAAACAAGTGTGTATGGGCTACCCCTTCGGGAGTGCTACTCCCAAATAAAATGTTTATACGATACCCCGATCTCAGACTCAGCGATAAGAAATATATCTATAAGTCTCGCAAGGGCATCACAAGTATATGGGGCGGGGCGATGGTTGAGAACATCGTGCAAGCCTTGGCTCGGATTATCGTTGGTGAGCAGATGCTCAAGATCCGGGAGCGGTATCGTCCTGTCCTAACGGTGCATGACGCAGCGGTAATCGTCGTACCAAAAGATGAATTAAACCAAGCAGTTGCGTTTATAACCGAAGTAATGTCTACTCCCCCTAGTTGGGCTAGTGGGTTGCCCGTTGCTTGCGAGGCCAAGTACGGGGAGTCCTATGGGGATTGTTAGTGATTCAGTGGTCGTTCAGCAGTCTTAAAGACTACATAAATTGTCCGAAGCAGTACTACCACACCAAGGTAGCCAAGGACTTTGTTAAGAAAACCACGGAGCAGATGCTCTATGGCACGGCTGTTCATAAGGCTTGCGAGGATTACGTCCGTGACGGGACACCACTTGCCAAGAATTATGAACGTTTTAAGCCACAGTTAGACGCGCTAATCGCGATAGCCGGCTCGCGATATTGTGAACATGAGATGGCAATATCAAAAACTCACGAGCCGTGCGCGTTTGACTCGGAGGATAGGTGGGTACGGGGCATCGTTGACTTACTGATCGTGGACGGAGCCGATGCTTACATTGTGGACTACAAGACCGGCAGTCACCGATACCCTGACCCGAAGCAGTTAAAGTTGATGGCCTTGATGACGTTTGCTCACTTCCCCGAGGTTGAGCGGATCAAGGCAGGTCTGTTGTTCGTGATGCACAACGTTTTTGTGACTGAGGAATATGCGAGATCTGACATAAATAAGTTGTGGGAGAACTTCCTCCCGGTACTGAGTGCTATTCAGATCTCTCATGAAAACAATATGTGGATGGCAAAGCCGGGTGGCCTGTGTGGATGGTGTCCGGTTAGCACTTGCAAGTTTTATAAGGAGCGATGAGATGCCATACGTAAACAAGGCACGGCCTTACAAAAAAGAGTACAAGCAGCAGGTTGAGCGTGGTGAACACGAGAACCGCATGGAGCGTCAGCGTGCGCGGCGATCCTATGACAAGAAAGGTATTAGCCGAAAAGGTAAAGACATTGCTCACGTAAAAGCATTGTCCAAGGGTGGCAGTAACGCAACAGGAACTAAGTTAGAGTCACCGTCAAAGAATCGTTCTTTCCGTAGAACTTCCAGCGGTGCTATGAAATAATGCACGAGGCGTGAGTGTGCTGTAGGGGAGTTTCCCACCCACTTCTCCCCCCAATAACCGCGCCAGTTGACGATAGGGACTCGCTACCTCGATGAATCCCCCTAGGCGTCAGCCGTCTAGCCCACGATACGGGCCTTTAGTAACAAAGGTACAGTATGCAAATAGTAGACAACGCAGCGGTGCAGATAACCGCATCCAATAACTTCGCTACCGAAATCACATCTCGGCTAGAACGTAGCGAAATCCTCAAAGACAACAAGCACAGTAAGGAAGTCCTGATCTGTTGGGATCACGGCGAGATGAAGATTCTCGCTGAGTACCTAGATCGTTACCTCCCTAACCCCAACGTGCCCAAGATCCCCTCGCCCATGCAGAGGGACTACGACTGGCCGGGTTTCTACAAACCTTTCGATCACCAACGCGACACGGCAGAGTTTCTGTCCCTGCGTCAACGAGCCTTCTGCTTTAACGAGGCCGGGACAGGCAAGACATCAGCGGTGGTCTGGGCTGCTGACTACTTGATGAAACAGAACGTAATCAAGAAAGTACTAGTCATCTGCCCGTTGTCAATTATGTATTCAGCATGGCAAGCCGACATCTTTAAGACGGCAATGCACAGAACGTGTGGTGTCGCACACGGCTCATCTTCAAAGCGTAAGAAAATATTAGATGAGAACTTTGACTTTACGATTATTAACTATGACGGCACAGCGGTCGTACTAGAAGACTTACAGCAAGCCAAGTTCGATCTCATCGTGATTGACGAGGCAAACGCTTATAAAAGTCCTAGCACAAAGCGATGGAAGAACCTTGCCAAGTTGATTCAGGCAGACACATGGCTATGGATGTTGACGGGAACCCCTGCCGCACAGTCGCCGGTCGATGCGTTTGGATTAGCTAAATTGGTTAGTCCGGGGCGCGTTCCCAAGTTCTCAACCGCATGGCGTGATCGCGTCATGGTGCAGGTCAGCAAATTTAAATGGGTTCCGAAACACGTGGCTACCGACGAGGTGTACCGTGCGCTACAACCAGCGGTTCGATATACCAAGAAGGAGTGTTTAGATCTTCCAGAAATTATTTACCAAACCCGAGACGTACAACTAAGTCCACAGGCGTCTAAGTATTACCATGCGTTAAAAAAGCAATTACTGATAGAAGCAGCCGGAGAGCAAGTCTCCGCCGTCAATGCGGCAGCGGCTCTTAATAAACTTCTACAGATATCTTCAGGTGCGGTGTACACCGACAAGCATGACGTTGTGCAGTTCGACATCGCGCCACGTTTAAATGCGCTCAAAGAAGTGCTTGAAGAAACTACCAACAAGGTTGTAGTATTTGTTCCGTTCCTTCATGCTATCGACATCGTTACGGAATTCCTGACGAAAGAAGGCATAACGAACGAGGTAATAAACGGAAGTGTTTCAGCCCAGAATCGGCACGACGTTATCAACCGGTTCCAAACTGCGACAGATCCTAGAGTCCTAGTAATTCAGCCTCAATCTGCATCACACGGCGTAACGCTAACTGCTGCTGACACGGTTGTATTCTGGGCACCGGTAATGTCAGTAGAGACGTATCTACAGTGCATTGCTCGTATTGAGAGAGTAGGCCAAGTCAACAAAATGTCGGTGGTGCATCTGCGTGGATCGGAAGTTGAAAAGAAGATCTACACCATGCTCCAAGGCAAAGTTGATGACCATCAAAAGTTAGTAGACCTGTACAAGCAGGAGTTGGAGGAAGTATGAGTACAGATACAGATCAGTATGTCGAAGCGTATTTGTTAATACGCTCGGAGCGGGATAAGTTGCTCCGCGAGTATGAGGCAGCGGATGCCAAGTTGAAGGAAGACATGGCTAAGTTAGAAGCAGTCATGCTTGAGATGTGTAACGCAGTCAATGCCGATAGCATCAAGACAAAGCACGGCACGGTGATGAGGAAGTTAAACGAACGCTTCTTCTGTCAAGACTGGGAGAATTTCTACAAGTTCGTTTTAGATAACGAAGCAGTTCAGTTGCTTGAGCGGCGCATCCATCAGAGCAACTTTAAGCAGTTCCTTTCGGAGACCGCAATGGACGGACTACCGCCGGGAGTAAACGTGATGCGTGAGTACGGTGTTTCAGTGCGTAAAGCCAGTAAGTGAGGAATTTATGAGTAACGATATCATTGCAAGTTTGAAGAGCGAACTCGCCCAGATCCAAGGCGGGGTCGATGACGATACCCGTGCAGTTGCTGGTGGCGGTGGGCTGTCTAAGCGCATCTCTATCAAGGGCGGCGTGTTCCGCAAGATGGCCGGTGGTAAGGAGATTGGTTCCATCGAAGATCGCCACATGAATGTGATCTTTGTGAAGATGGCTCACGCCCCAAGCCGCACTTACTACACGGGTGCGTACAAGGAAGGCGAAAAGATTTCTCCGGTGTGTTGGTCGTCTGATTCCAAGACGCCTGACCCGGAAGTGAAGACTCCGCAAGCCTCTGCCTGTGATAAGTGTCAGTTCTCTGTGAAGGGTTCTGGTCAAGGCGGCAGCGGTTCAGCGTGTCGTCTGTCGTGGCGTACGGCTGTGGTTCTCCCACAAGATCCGAACGGCGATGTCATGCAGTTGGTTCTCCCGGCTACTTCCTGCTTTGGTAAGGAAGAGGGCGGTAAGTATCCGTTCCGTCCATACATTCAGATGCTTGCCAATAACAACATTTCGGCAGGTCGTGTAATCACGAAGATGCAGTTCGACACTAAGTCGCCTGTACCGAAGTTGTTGTTCTCGCCTGTTGGCGTTGTCCCTCAAGAGGATGCTGAGGCCGTGCAACGTCAGAAGGAGACTAAGGCAGCGGAGAACGCTGTTAAGTTGACCGTGTATCAGCAGGATGAAGGCGAAGAGACTGTGGTCGTTGCTACGGCTACGAGTGCTACGTTTAACCCTGTCGATGAGGCGGCTGTTGCTGAACCCGTTGTTCGTGAGACCAAAAAGGCTGAACCGGCTGCGCCGTCTGGCGATGTGTCGGATGTCATCAAGAAGTGGTCTAAGAAGGGTTAATCAATGCCCCGCACGTATGGCGACAAGTTGCTACTTCAACTGCAACAGGCAGACGCTACTCTGTTAGGAGTACAACTTGGTCGCCTATGTGTTGAAGCAAACCTCCCCGTTGTATACGTAGCCGAAGCGTTGAATGTATCCCGTAATACGGTGCATTTATGGTTTAGGGGTCAGATGATGTACGAAGACAAGCGCAAGTTAGTCGAGGCTTTCATGCACCTTGTCAGGCAGGATCTGGACGCAGGGAAGTTACCTGCTCATAACCTTAAACAAGCGAAGG